TGTAAAACCACTTTGAGTACTTTCTATATTTATTCTAGTAGACGGCAACTTCCTATCTTCCGGATTTGTAGGGCCTTCAACCTTATCGGTTTGCTCCGCCATAGTCTCTACTTCAGTGCTCTCTCCTGTAGGTGTTGTTTCTGCAGCTCTTACTCTAGCTCTAAAATCCTCAAGGCTTTCATTAGGATCTCTAGTAGGCATTTGTGTAGCAAAAGCAGCAGGGTCAGTTTGTTGGTCAGGATCAAACTCGGTTGCGGCTATATCAGCAGAAGTCCTGTAGTTTTCATTCGGCCCTTTAAATATAGCCATGTTACCGCCTTGAGCTTGATATCTACTTTTAGCAACATCTACAACAGCTTGATTTATAGGAGTGTTCTGATTCTCTTCTTTTACTTGTTCAAAAATATTTCTAAATTGTTCTCTGTCTTGTTGGTTTGCTACAGGTTCAGTAGCTGGCCCTTGTAACAAAGCTTCAGCAGATACTGCTCCCTGCTGTCTGTTGACAATAGGTGTAGTCAGAGAAAGATTAGCTTGATCTACTGCATCTACAAAATTGCCATTCGCATCACGAACTTGTACAGCATACCCATTAGCTTTTAAAGTTTCTAAGATAGGTAAAATAGTAGAAGCCAATGCCCTATCAAAAGTACCCGCGCTTGACACTGCTTCACTAAAGGCTTCTTGTTGGAAAGTTCTTAAGCCATAATTAAGTAAAGTTTGCATATTTACATCTACATTAGCGTTAGCAAAATCTACCCTTCTATTACCAAATCCTATTTTTGCAGTAGCATTAGGGTCAGTGACTTTTATTTGCCAACCATCAGTGGCTTGTGTACTACTTCTGATAGCTTCTAAAACAGCAGTCGTTACCGCTTCTCTTACTTGCGTTTGAGTATTTTGATCTGAGTAAGTAAAGAAAGAAAATCTACTACTATCGTTAGGAGAAGTACCAATAACTAAATCTGGGTTTAATCTTTTCTGTTGATTAAATTGTCTTAACGCTGCACCGCTCAATTGATTTACTGGCTTCGGACCAACTTCGGGATCCCAAAAAGCTTTTTCTTCTGCAGTTTGTAATTGATTTACATACTCTTGTCTTAAACGTATGAGTTCCTGATCTTCTGCCTTAGTGCTATTTGGGTCAGGTATAAACTCAGTTTTTGCATAACTTATAGGAGTTTCTTCCAAACCTTTTACTTGGTTTGTTTTTTCATCAACAACTGTTCTTCTTAAAACTTCAGGGGGTAGAGTTTGTTGGTCTTCAGTTATCTCTGTTGTTGGTTCCGTAACTGCTTCTTCTACTGTGCCTTCTGCTTGTGCTTGTTGAGTTTCAGGATCATCAAGATCAAAATCCTCAAACATATTTGACATATTTCTTTCTTCTACTACCTCAGATATAGGTCTATCAGATACCTCAGAGTTTGGATAACGTTGTTCTAATTCTTGTTTTACACTGTCTTTATTAGCACTATCTGTTTTTTTAGTAGCAATTATCACACCCTCACGGTTTGTTGCAGTTACTATGGTATCTGCGGGCTGTGTGCCATTTACATCCTCTCCATTTAATAAAGAGAAAACTGCATTGTTTATAGCAGCGAAGTTACTAGGATTATTACTTACCCCAGATACATCTTTTTTATTAATTAAAGTTCTTACTGGTTTTAAAGCTTGTTCATCTCCAATCAATAGGCCACCTTGATGCCTTAACGAATCTATGTTTTGGAATTTAGATAAATTAGTACCGGTTGGCACTTGATTAATATTATCTAAACCTGGTAAAAATACAGCCGTTTTACCCGTATCTATCTCTGCGTTTATCTGAGCTGAACTTTTAGTAGAGAAAGTTTCACCTTGTCCTTTAGAAACTTTTTCATTATTCATCTGAGCTCTTACAGCTTGTCCCTGTTCTGTATATGCACGAGCTTGATTGATTATAGAAGTAGCAACTCCACCCGCACCCCCACGAGCTCCACCCGCAAAAAAACCAGCGAAACCAGCCTCTGCTAACCTTAACTTAGCTTCTCTTGCTGTATATTCGTCATCAATAGTAAATCTTTGGGCTATTTGCAATCCTTCTTGCGCTACTTCTGTTATACCTTCTGTTGTCGCTGATACCCCAAAGCCTTTGCCAATGTCAGTAACTAGGGTAGCAAACAAGTTTTTTTCAGGCCCTATATACTTAGCGATGGCTTTAGATTCAGCTGCAGATAATTTAGTCCCACTGTTTATTTTTTTGACAATATCAAAAGCGGCTGCTTCTTTTGCAGTAAGAGAAGCCTCGCCTTGTAATTTAACTTTTTGATTTAACTTAGCTAGAGGTGTACCAGCTAGTGCGTTTTTTAATAAAGCATTAGCAAATACAACTTCGGAAGCAGTACCTAAAGCCGCTTGTGGCACACCTAAAAGTAAAGATTGATACGCCTCTAATGGTGTTAGTTCTCTACCCGCCTCTTCAAATTCAGCAGCAGACTGTGCAGAACCTATAACATATTCTTGCCCAAACGCACCTGCTATACCACCACGTTTCATATATTTAAGATAACCGTACCCCTCGTTCAAAATTGCACGCTCACTCGCTGTAAGTAAAGCAGGATTAGTTGCTGCTTTTTTAGCGGCTTCCTCATACATTTTGTTTACTGCAAACTTAGAACTTGCACGTAATGTAGTTTTACCTAATAAACCAACAGCCGCACCTCCAAAACCACTAGCAATAGAACTAGTTGCCATTGGTGTAAATTGACCTATTGATTTAACTACTTGAGTGAAAAAACCACCGATTGTGGGTTCATTTAAAAAACTTTCAAAGGGTTCAATTTTACTGAAAACTTCCGATGAATATTCATCAAAACTATTTGCTATAGCTAAACTATTATCTGCTTTTTGCGTATTTCCTGTAAGAGTGCTACCAATAGCAGAAAATCTATTAAAGTCAGAAGTTAATTGTGCTGTACCACCTCGAACGGACTCAGCAAAAACTTCGCCTAATCCCTGTGGCGCATAACTTATTTCTTCAGGTTCTTGTTCAGCCCCCAAAGTTACTTGGCCCAAACGGTCTAGCGTTTTTCTATCTCTTGACTTAGCCTCTAGTTCTAAAAAAGCTTCACTTAGCTTTGAAACAGACGACATTATCTAGTCCCTTCTGCTTCATTTAGTTGTCTCCCTCCGGTTTTTTGAACTGCTATTTCGGCTAACATTTCTACATACGGCTGCCCGTATTCTCTTGCAAACTCGGCAGCAGATTTGTAAGCATTATTTGCTCTAAACCCTATGATTTCTCCTGAAGAATTTCGAACAGGGTTAACTGGAGTATCCAAAGTTAAAGTAGATGGATCTATACCCGTAGCAAACCCAAAACTAAATATTGCTTGAAGTAAACCTACGCTATCAAGCGCCTCTCCTGCAGCTTGTTTTACAAGTCTTGCCTGTTGTACTAAAAATAGAGAGACATCAGCTGGATTATTAGTGTTTCGCACTAAACCTCTCATTTGTTGCACCAAACTATTAATTTGACCCTGAACATTTGAGTCACCAAAGTCTAAGTCTTCATCTTTTACAATGTCCTCATAAAAATCATTTAACTGAGTATTTATACCGGTCACGCTGGCGCTAGCTTTTCGACTATTAATTTCTTGTATACGCTGGTTACTTAATTTAAGAGAGTTATCAATACCAGCTGAATTTATCATGCCCATTTCAACCATATTTCCATAAAGGCCATTAGGTTGAATCATTTGTTTAAATAAATAAGATTCAGTATCCATGTTAGCAATCGTAGCTATATATAGAGCTCTTATATCACCCCTAGGACTTTTTCTTAAATCACCACCAGAATTACGTAAAGCGTTTCCTAATACAATTTGATCTTGTTCGCTTACATTTATAGTGTTAAGAAGTTCTTTAACTTTAGCATCATCTCCACTTTGTATAGCGGTGGTAACCTCATTTACGAGTTGTTTACTAACAGATCTATTTAGTGCTTCTTTTGCTTCAGCCGGTAACTCTTGCCCAAACACTTTATTATTATCAAGTTTACCTTCAGGTGTGCTGTATTTAGATAAAAACTCTTCTCCTGTAAGATTAATTAAATCATTGAATACTTCTGGGTTTTTTTGTATTTGTTCTAAGTTCGCATTATTACTTAGTATCTGTGTTGCTAATGGTTTTTTCTCATTAGATATTGTTCTAAATTTAATACCTGCAATTTGACGTAAGTCTTGAACAATCCCTTTATTAAGATCATTTACTCTGCTATCAGTAGCTGTACCACTACCAATAACATTCATTTTTTCACTTAGTTTTTTACTTAAATCTTGAACACGTAAACCTTCTTTGTCAGATATAGCCTTTGCATCAGATTGAATATTCTCAGTTACTCGTTGGACAAATCTATCCATAGACCTAGTTTGACCAGCTAAGTTTGTTTTTAAAGTCTGCAATTGTCTTTCTTGAGCAGGTGACAAATCATCTTGGCTTTCTAAAGTTTGAATTTGTTGGGTTAATTTTTCAGCTGCATTTCTTGTCGAAATAAAATTACTTTTGTATCTATTTCTAAACCCAGGAGATAACCCTTGGCTTAGTTGTTCTATTTCTGCATCTGAAGGTAGGGTTCCACTTTTATATGAAGATGCTGCTTTAGAGGCATCTTGAGTTGTTTTTAAGTTTGGATCTAAACGATACGCACCTACTAGCCCAGTGCTTTTATCCTCTTGTGGGTCGGTGCTAACCTCAGGTGACTCTGGGGGAGTCCCGACACTACCCCCTTCTACAGTGTAGCCCTGTTCTCTAAATATATCCGCCATATTTTGAACAGTAGCGATAGATGTACTTCTGTCTCCATATAAACCTGCAAGTACATTTTCTTTATACAAAGCTTGATTAAGATTATCCGTTATGGGTTTTATCCTACCCCCGCTTTTATCTACAAGCTCTAACCTTCCTGCTTCTATCAAAGCATCAAATTGTGCTAAATCAATACCGCCTATACCCGGGTCTCCGCTGTCGGATTGATTAGAAGCATCTGCAGTTAGATTATTACTTCTGGATTGAACATTACCGTCCTCACCAATTTTATTTGTTCTAACAATTGGGTCAAAAGCGTCTTTACCCTCTTCGTCTTTGTACTTACCTGCAAGAGTAGATTCAATATCAAATCTTTTAGTTGTGTTAGGGTCATCTCCTAAAGTTTTTAAAGTATTTTCTAATAAATTTTTAGGTAAATTATTCATCAAATAATCTTCCCCGAATACTTTCATAATTTTAGACGAAGAAAAAGCAAAGGGTTTTCCCTGATCCCCTAACTCTTTATTTCTAAATAAATTCCAGTCTTCTTGAGTCCCAGCAAAAGACTCGGGTTTATCTTCGTTTTTTAAGGCTTCTAAAAAATCAACTTGCATTGAACCAAAAGTGTTTTCATATTGAGCAGCATTTAATGTATTCATTGTTTGAAACTGCTGTGGAGTCATACCTTTATCAAAGATACGTCTAAAAAACCCTTCAGGTCCTTTTAAGTCTCTACCTAAAACATAATTTGCCATTACAAAACCCCGTAGTTAACCATTAAGTAGCCAGAACTATGTTGACATACAGCTTCTGGTTTACTTTGTAAAATATCTTGAGCTATAACTCCAATAGTAGGTTCATCCGTCACACCTACCTGATAGGCTTCCTCAGTCCAATCCCAAGTATAAACATCATACTCTCCGTGTTTGTGACTAAATTGAATATTATCTTTAAGCCTAATATCGGAAAGGAAAGACATTGCCCCACCAATAATACTAGCGAACATGTTGTCTCGAGAGTTTTTGTAAGCTGTTTTATCTTGAATATATTGATTCTGACGTGCTACTGCATTTTGCGCTGCTGCACCTAAACCGCTCAACGCGCTTCTATTGACACCTTGTCCAATATTTATTAAATCTGCTAATAAAGCTTGGTTAGCTTCTTGTTGAGCTAACCTTGCATTGTTCAATCCGCCTGCTAAATTTAAAGACTGGGCTCTGCTTGTAGCTCTTGTTCTCTCTCTACGCATAGCTCCTGTCTCAGCTAAACCAAACCTTTCTCTGTTTCTTTGAGCTATCCCTTGTGCAATATCAGTCTGCGCTTGCACAGTAGGGGCTACAGAATCCACTAAACTAGTATCAGTTTGAGAACGTTGAATAAGTTGATTCTCAAAAGGACGATATGATGTTATAAAACGATCAAAACCCGATCGGCTTACATCGGCAAAAGTTTGATCCGGGTCAGTTACTTCAGCTAAATTAGATGAAGCTAAATTAGATGAAAGCGTAATATTTGGTTCGCTGTGGTATCTATTATGTGGCATATACTATCCCGTTGAAAAAATATTCTCTCCGCTACGTACATAACTTTGGCCCATAGCTGAGACTCCTCTACCTGCAATTGAACCAATAGCGCCCATAGTGTTTCTTACTCTAGATTGTCTAGCCGCCTGTCTTGTTAAACCTTCTGATCGGGCTAACCTAGAAGCTTGTGCTAAACCAGTTGCAGCATCAGCTGCTTGCCCTCTAGCAATACCTAAGACATTTGTTTGTTGTTTGTTACTTATATCTTGTGCAATTCTATCCGCATTTAAAATATTAGAGACCGCCCCAGTAGCCCTATTAGCTGCTGAATCTACACTTCTAGCCACATTAATATTCGGTCCTTCTCCTGTTAGGGATTGCATGGTATCTGCTTGCGCCCTACCTCTAACAAAACTTCTTGTATCATCAGTACGCATAGATTTATCCCTCATCTGCAACAATAAAGGATCATATGTTTGTTGAAAATAATCCTGATCAGCTTTGGCTATAGCTGCCTGAATTTTTTCTGTCTCGCTGGGTTTATACTCAGCTGGTTTTGGACTTTTTCCACCCATGTTATACCTCTTTTTTAAAAACCTGCATCACTGGCATATATCCATACGCCTCCGCTTTTTTTGCCCATCCTGAGCGACTCGAATGAAATTCTATCTCTGTAGTATCTAATTCTTTTGACAAAGTTTCTAAAAACTCAAACCCTGCCTCAGTATTATCATGTTTAGGACTACTATAGGCAACCCAAACAAACAATATTTTATCACCACCAAAGTCTCTAACAATAGTTGTAACAAAAAAGCCTACATAATATTCATCCTTGTAAGCCATATACAAATCAGCTTCAGCTCTACGTAACGAAACATATACATCAGCTGGTATCCAATCAGAGTATGTTTTTAAAGTTACTTTCTTTAGATCTTTTTCAATCGTGTTGTAGGCAACTTTTACATCATCTAACGGAATATGTTCGAAAACCGTGCCGTCATTAGTAGTCCAATTCTTTACCATATCTTCCGTATCTTTTCCTCGGTGAAAGACCTGCACTTTTGTATTTAACAGTTCTTTTAACTCCAATGTTACCACCTCTACCCCTTAGTTCTGCATCAGTGACTTCAGCCTGAAACAAATTAAAGTAGTCCGCAGCAGCAACTGGATCAGTCCACTGTTTACTCGGCATTCTTAATAACCTATAGACAGCCCCATAAATGATGCCGTCTCTATACGTATTACTAAATTCTGTATCTATGTTGTTTGTAGTCCTAGTAGGTTTCAAGGCAACATTTATTAATATCTCTTTGTTACTGTTTGGAACTGGGACTAACCAAAAACTATCAGATGTCTTTTGTAAAAATACTGTTGGTGTACCCGAACGATCCCTCCAATCAGGGTAGTTTAACTCTAAACTTCTAGGACTAATTGGGTCTAAATCATTACCATCATATGTCATCCACAAAATCTGATGCACATCTGTACCACTAGGTTGGTCAAACTCATACTCATACTCTCCTGAAATAGAGTTCAGAGGATCTAAATCAAAAGTAAAAGCTTTACTCTTCTCACAAAGTTCTATAGTTGCCGAACGCAAATTAGTTTCAATCAACGAGTCTGGGCATCCTGGAACGTAGGGTAATACTTCTGTAATTAATGAATCAAAACTAGCCATTAGTCGCTCCTTGGTCTGGTTGTGTATTATTTTGTACTAAGCCACCCTGGCCTAAACTTTGAGTAAACAATTGATAATAAGTTCCTGCAGTTTGCATATTAGAAGCAAACTCAGAGTCTTTTAGAAAGGCTCTATATAAAACAAAGTTAATTAAAGGATTAGCAAAAACATCATCTACTTGTATTAAGTCAGTAACAGCACTTAAATTAGTAGGGTTCTTAGAATACACAACTTCTATATACGCACTACCAGATACTCCAGGGTATACATAATATTTTCTGGGATCATTAGTATCAAATATATAATGCTTAACTTCAGTACCGTGTGCAGCGTCTCCAGTTACGGTAGGGTCATGCCAACTGGGTTGAGTGCTATTCAAAGCATCTTCTGTGACAACTCTTATAGCCCTACCACCTGTTGCATCGGTGCCCGTACCAGACATATTCCTAACAAGTTTAATTAAACGTAACCCGTCAGTTGGGATAGATTGTTCAGTTCCCGCGGATAAAGATACATTAGAGTGAGTAGCGGTAGCGTCAGGACGAAGGTTAGCAATCTCTCTTTGACCATCATTCAGATAATCTAAAAGTTCCCCTTGAGTCCATCGTACACTTGTATTGTCTTGTAAGATATTTTGAACTCTCGAGAGAATATGTTGACCTTGTAATGTCCCTGCCATTTATCAATCTTCTTCAGTTATTTTTTTACTTTTGGTTGTTCTTTTTGGTTTCTCCTTAGTATCTTCTGCAATCTCTTCTACTTTCTTAGGTGCTTCTTTTACTTCAGTACACCCTGCTTGTATGCAAGCGTAGGCTATGTAGTCGGGAAACTCTCTTGTTTCTCCAGCTTCTAGTCTAACTGCATCGCCAGTGGTCAAAGCCACATAAACATCTTCACTGGCTTTTACTAACATTCTTTTTACTTCTTTTTCTACCATTTAAAACTCCTGTTTGATAGAAGGGGGTGGCCCTAAGACCACCCCAATCTTAATTAAAATGCGCAATCTACTCTGATTACACCAAAGTCTTCATCCTGACCAGAAATGTCAGAATTGTACTTAGGCTTTTTAAGACCCATGATCTTACCAATAGAGATACCATTTTGGTTTCCATAGTCGAAAGTATCTTCAACTATTTCTGGTAAACCGATATCTGCCATAGCAAGAGCTTGAGCTCCACAGAATAGGCAAGCAGCGAAGTCAATGTCACTACCAGATCCACCTTTCTGAGAACCAGAAGTTCCTTGAGAAGTGTTTGGTACGTGTCTGAATTCGTGAACCATAACGCCATCAACCATTAAGCTAGAAGATCCAGCAAATAGTTCGTTGTTTGGTCCTCTGATACCAGCGCTTCTTACGTTAGCTAAGAAGTCAGAATCTAGTTTCAGATCAGCCATTACTTGTGGAGTAACAAAAAGATGGAACATCTCTTCATTACCATTGCCTCTCATACCTCTAATGTATTGATCTTTAGCATAAGCTTTAAGCTCAACAATAGTGCTGTATTTCATAGTGTCAGCAGCAACTAAAGCAGAAGTATCACCAGCAACTAAACCATTAGTTGCATCGACTCTTCTGTGTCTGTTAGAAGTAGGAGCAGTGATGTCTGCATTAAACGCAAGATCAGATAAATTAGCACCTGAACCTAAAACTGGTCTTGTAGCAGAAGAACCACCAATATTGTTGTTCTTTCTGTTATAAGAAATACCAGCCAAAGTTAGAAATGCTAACTGGTCTATTCTGTCTGCCATTGCGTATGCAAGTGCATCCCTTGAGTGCTCACGGAAGTTGACAACAGATTTTTGATCAGCAAGCCTACCAGATAGTCTGTTTGCAAATCTTAATTGATCTAGTTGTACAACGATGTCGAATGCTCTCAACGCTTCTTCATTACCTTCGAGAGTGTTGTCACCAACAATACCATCACCAGTCATGTCAGCTAAAAGTGTTAAAACAGCTCTAGCTCCTTTTTCTGATTGTGTAAGTTCATTTATTCTCTGAACCATGGCGTTGGGGCCACTACCCGCGAATTGGTTAATGAAGGACATGTTTCTAGCAACTCTCCAAAAATCACGAGACCAGATAGTAAGCTGTTCACTGGTCAGCGCGCTAAAGTTTGTATTAGCCATTAGGCCCTCCAAATAAAAATTAAATTAATAACCAATCGCTATTTGGGGCGATATCCCGTATACCCTTTATCGTTGGGGCACGATACCGTTAGTTTTACGAGCACGACCTCGAACAGTTAACGTCACTGTAGACGAAAAAACGATTTTTATACTGAACGACCAGTGGTTAGATATCGTTCTAACCAACGAATTCTTGTTAGTATACTACTCTTTAATCAAAGTCACCACGCATTCTGCGCAAAGTTTCTTCAGGTAGTGCACCAAATTCATCATCAGATAGCGTATTTATATTAACTACTTTAGCTTCTTTTGCCCC